AAACTTGGATTTTGATCAACTTTTTTTAGAGTTTTATAAAGAAGAAGAAGGACCTCAATCTTGTTGGGTACACGTGTCTTATGTGGGTAAAGGTAACCGAAAACAAAGCTTGACAGCTACGAGATCTAATATAGGAAAGGTCGTATATTCACCATGGTAATATCTAGAGCACAAATTGCAAAAGAAGTTGATGGAAAATTAAGAGGAGCTAGGAAAGGTAAAAATGATAAGAGGAGACAGCTCAGAGTACAATCTACTTTCAAAATGGGCAAGAGAATTCATAAAGCTAGATCAAGATAAATATATTTTAAGTTGCGAAATAGGAGTTAGAGAAGGTTTAGGATCCAAAATTATAATGGATGAACTAAAACCTGATAGACATATTGGAGTAGATCCATATGGAAACCTTAAATACCAACATTACGATAATTCACCCGCTTATACTTGTGATTATACTGAATCTATGAGACTTCAACTTTTGAAGGATATGTCAGGTTATCATAAGTTTGATTTATATCATATGACCGATATAGAATTTATGAATAAGAACTGGGACTTTGGTCCTTTTCATTTTGTACATTTTGATGGCCCTCATATGACAAAAGATGTTTTAACTGAGGCAGTATGGTTCGCTGATCGCTCAACACAAAAAACTCATTTTGTGTTTGATGACTATCCTAAATATGATATGGATTTAATTTCAAAGGTTCTGTCTTATTATGGATTTGAACTTTTGGAGAAAGGTGAGAATAAAATATGCCTCGTCAAGGTGAAACAGAAATAACATTACCGACCTATCAAAAACATTGGATCCACACTAGACCTTATGGACACGATATTGTAATTTGGTCAGATACTGGCAAAACAACAATAAAGTGCATTTGGCCAGATAAACATAGGGGATCAGATGGTAGGGTCAAAGAAAAATCCAATAGCAAAGAATCTACGGACTAGACGATATAAGCCCCGTGTGGTAGTTTCAAAAAAGGTTTATAATCGTAAAAAAGTCAAACAGGAGCAATATGACTAAACTATGTGCTAGAGGCAAAGCCGCCGCTAAAAGAAAATTTAAGGTATATCCAAGCGCCTATGCAAACGCTTATGCGTCTAAAATATGTGCAGGTAAAATAAAAGATCCATCTGGAAAGAAAAGAAAAGATTGGGGACCGAAAGGTAAAAAAGATGGTGGAATTATAGATACAACAAAATTTAAGTATGTCTAAAAGAGGATCATGTTGGGAAGGATATGTCCAAAAAGGTATGAAGAAAAAGAATGGACGTATGGTTCCAAACTGTGTTCCTAAGATGAAAGAAGGAGGATTAACTAAATGGTTTTCAGAAAAATGGGTAGATATTGGAGCAAGAAAAAAGGGGGGAAAATATCAAGAGTGTGGAAGAAAATCTGCAAGTTCTTCAAACCGGAAGTATCCGAAGTGTGTACCACTTGCAAAAGCCACACGGATGACAAAAGGAGAAAAGGCCTCTGCTGTAAGCAGAAAACGATCAGCCCCAAATACTGGCCCTAAACCAACTAACGTTAAGACATTTACTAAGAAACAATCTGGTGGTATAGTGAACTCAACAAAATATAAGTATATATAGGAGATTTATGCCAAAGGATTTAAAAGACAATATGAAGAAACTTCGCAAGAGAGCTTATGAAAAATCTAAGCCAAAAGATATTGGAAGATTCGGAGAAGATGAATTTTTAAAACAAGACAAGTTACCTGGAATGAAAAAAGGTGGAATGTTAAAAGATGTTTTAGGAGATAAAAAAGGAGCAGTCATTTATAAAGGTAAAGCAAAAGATTATAAGATGATTATTCCTGTTGAGCCTCCTGCACCAAAACCTGATAAGAAAAAAATGGGAGGAGAAATGAAAAACCTTAAAGGCGGTCAAAAGAAACTTGACGTAAATAAAGATGGTAAGATTTCTGGTGAGGATTTTAAAATCCTACGAGGAAAGAAAAACAAAATGAAAGGTGGCGGAATCGCTATCAAAGGTACTAACTTTAAAGGAGTATACTAATATGGATATGTCTAAAGTAAAGCCAAAGAAAAAAATGGCAATGGGCAAAATGATGAAAGGCGGAATGGCTGCTAAAAAGAAGTCTATGCCTAAATCAAAAAGAATGAAAAGAATGAAATAAGGATATGGTTTTATGGCTACATCAGGAACTACAGCGTTTGATTTGTCAATTGATGACATTATAGAAGAAGCGTACGAAAGATGTGGCCTACAAACTAACTCTGGATACGATCTTAAAAAAGCAAGAACATCATTAAATATTTTATTTTCAGAATGGGGAAACAGAGGCGTTCATCTCTGGAAAGTAGAAAAACAAACACAGCTTTTAACAGCTGGTACTGCAACTTATAATACTCCGACTTCTACAAACGATGTATTAGAAGCTTATATTTCAACTGCAGCTTCTCCTGGATCATCGGTTACAGATCAAACTATTTCTAAAATAGATAGATCTACTTATGCTGCTTTACCTAATAAAGGCGCAACAGGAACTCCATCACAATATTACGTAGACAGACAATTAACACCTACTATTACTTTGTATCTAACCCCTGATGCAACAACTTATACTTATTTACATTACTACAGCTTAAAAAGAATTGAAGATGCAGGAGCATATGGAAATAATGCTGATTTACCTTTTAGATTTATACCTTGTATGATTTCAGGTTTAGCATTTTATTTATCTTTAAAATATTCTCCCCAAAGAACAGAAGCTTTAAAAATGTATTATGAAGATGAACTCAAAAGAGCATTAGATGAAGATGGTCAAAGAACCTCTACATTTATTACTCCAGCTAATTATTATCCAACGAGGAATTAATGGGACGATTTGCAAAAGGTAAAAATTCATTAGCTATATCAGACCGATCAGGTCAAGCTTTTCCATATACTGAAATGGTTAAAGAATGGAATGGATCTATTGTACATTTTAGTGAATACGAGCCTAAACATCCTCAATTAGAACCTAAAGTTTATGGATCAGATCCTCAAGGTCTATTAGATGCTAGACCTCAGTATTTTCCACCAAATCAAATTGGTGGTGGAAATATGGTTGTAACTGCTTTTCCAGATGATGGTCAAAGTGATTCAGCCTTCTCGTCAAATGGCATGAGACCTGCTAGAAACATTAAACCGGCTTTAGCAATGTATTTGTCTAAAGTAACTGTGGAGATATCTTAATGGCAATAACCTATTCTGAATTATTAACAAAAGTCAGAGACTATACTGAAGTATCAAGCACTGTTTTAACAGATGCAATTATTGAAGGATTTATTACTGATACAGAATTATCTATTTCTAGAGCTGTAGATGGAATGGATGTAGACAGAAAATACTCTACATCTACTTTTGTAGCCTCTAATCGTTATTTAAATTTACCTGCTGATTTATTATATTTAAGATCTGTTGAAGTATTTGATTCTACTCAATCAGGAACTCCAAGAGTCTTTTTAGAAAAAAGGGATCAAACCTTTATATCTGAATATTCTCCAGATACCTCTACATTAGCAACGGGAGTGCCTAAATACTATGCTTATTGGGATGAGGATCCGACTTATATTTTAGTGGCTCCGGCGCCCGCAAGCACTTATACAGTACAGATTAACTATATTAAAACACCTCAGCACTTATCCAGTAGTAATACAACAACGTATCTATCCACTTATGCTGAAAACCTATTATTCTATGGTGTGATGTCAGAAGCTTATGGCTTTTTAAAAGGACCCGTGGATATGTACAATCTCTACAAAAACCGTTATACTGAGGAATTGAAAACGTTTAGTATTTTACAAAAAGGATACAGAAGACGTGATGATTACAGTGATGGCGTGACTAGAATACCACTAGATTCTCCATCGCCATAAAAAGAAATTAAAAGGAGCTAACAATGGCAATTACAACAAATGCAATAGCAAACTCTTTCAAAAAAGAATTGCTAGAAGGTAAACATAATTTTACACAAACATCGGGAAATAAATTTAAACTAGCTTTATACACTTCCACTGCAACTTTAGGTGCTTCAACAACTTCATACACTACAGACAATGAAGTTGGTGCATCAGGTCAATATCTTGCAGGTGGCGGAGCTTTAGCCGTGGGATCGCAACAAACATCTGTTGCATCTGGTGTAGCAATCGTGGACTTTGCGGATAGATCGTTCACTGGGGTTACAATCACAGCTAGAGGCGCATTAATTTACAACACATCAAACTCTGATAGCGCAGTCGCTGTTCTTGATTTTGGTGGTGATAAAACTGCGACAGCTGGTACGTTCACTATTCAATTCCCTGCATTTACTACTTCTGCTGCGATCTTAAGAATAAGCTAAGGGGTAACGCATGTCAGCGTCTCCTTGGGGTTCTAATGATTGGGGTGAACAAGCCTGGGGAGATAATGGTATAGATGTAACTATTTCCGCGTCCTATGGTTTAGGAGCGTGGGGAGAGTTTGCATGGGGCGAAGGTAATTTAACTGACGCTCTTTCTACACAAGCAGGATCCGTCGTCGCATTTACGAGTGTTGGTGTTGATGTAACTGGAATTGCTTTAACAGGATCTGTTGGAGATACAACAGAAACAGGAACTGCAAATGTTTCTGTAACAGGTATTTCATTAACAACAGCAATTGGTGAAGAGATACCAGAAGGTAATGCAATTGTTACTCCAACAGGTATTGCTTTAACTGGAACCGTTGATCCAGTGTCCATTACTGCTGACGGAAATGTATCTGATAATGTTATAGGTATTCAACTCACTTCTGCTGCGGGTCAAATGACAGCGGACGCTGGAGCTTTAATTGATGCAGTAGGTCAAGATTTAACATTAGGATTAGGTGATGAAACAGCTTTCACAGATGTTACGGTTTCTTTAACTGGATTATCCTTAACAAGTGCTATTGATTCAGTAACGATTGATCTAAATACACCAGTAGATTTAACAGGTGTACAATTAACTACAGCAATTGGAGAAGAAATACCTGCTGGAAATGCGGATGTTTCTGTTACAGGTTCTGCTTTAACTAGCGCTGTTGGAACAGTCGATGCGGTTGCGGTAGCTGAAGTTACAGGTGTTTCTTTAAGCTCAAGTATTGGATCTGTCACTGTCCAAGCAAATGCTGATGTTTCAGTGACTGGACAAGTATTGACAACTGCAATAGGAAATACAATAGTAACGGCTTGGCAGGAGATAGATCCTAACGTAAATCAAAGCTTTACAGAGGTTACTCCAGGTACAAATCAAACATGGACAGAGGTTGATAAAGCAGCCTAGAAAAGGTATATTATAGCAAACAGGAGCAAATATGGCATCAAGTTATTCAACAGATTTAAAACTAGAATTAATGGTCACTGGGGAAAACTCGGGGACATGGGGTGATAAAACAAATACAAACTTAAACTTATTACAACAAGCAATTGCTGGAGTAGAATCCATCGCATTAACAGATGGCGGAACAGTTACTCTTGCTATGACCAACGCTGCATTATCTAACGCAAGAAATATGGTGTTGAAGTTAACGGGAACTTTAACAAGTGCTTCAGAACTTCATGTTCCAGATGGAGTAGAAAAATTTTATATTATAGATGCAACTTCGGTTACAGGTCCTACTAATTTAACAGTTGAAACGGTTTCAGGAACTGGATTTACATTAGATGCAGCTAAAATTTATGCTTGTTATTCAAATGGTACAAATGTCATTGAAGTTTCTTTAGATACTTTAGGAGGACAAGTATCTAATTCTGGTTTAGTTAATAAATCTATCACGATTAATGGTGTTGCAGCAAACTTAGGTTCATCGGTAACGATTGCTGCCGGAACCGATTGGCAAACCGTTAAGACAACAACTTTTACTGCAGTTGCGGGTGAAGGTTATTTTGTAAATACCACAGCAGGAACTTTTACTGTAACGCTTCCAGGTTCTCCATCACAAGGTGATGAAGTTTCGATTAAAGATTATTATAATACTTTTGACACAAATAATTTAACAGTTGCAAGAAACGGGAATCCAATCGCAGGCACAGCAGCAGATCTAACCGTCGGTGTAGAAGGAGCTGGGTTTACTCTTGTTTATGTTGATGGCACTCAAGGCTGGCTTATAAAGGATCAATAAAATGAGTACCTACAAAGAACTCGTAGGAACCGCGGTAAGAAATTACTCAGGCGACCCTGACAATCCCATCGCAGGTCAAGTCTGGTACGATAGCCTTAATTCAGAATTCAAGTATCAAGAAAATGTTGTAGGAGCAGCGTGGGCTACAGGTGGGAATGTAAACACTGCTAGAATTCAAGGTGCTGGTGCAGGTATTAATAATTCATCTGCTTTGTTTTTTGGTGGAAATGCAGTCC